CAAAGACTAAGACACATACATATATGACTACTGATGGGAGATTAGAGTGCAAAGTATCAACACGATGGACACAAAAAGGCAGACTGATGATACATGAACTCCTAAAGAAACGTGGTATTAATGCCATATGTGAGGAGGTAGCATGAAGCCATTAGTATATAAAGGTCTAAGAAAGAACTTGAATAGGTCAGAATGGGTAAGCAGTGATGAAATAAAGCAAAGCTACTCACAAATAAGATTACTAGCAGTAGAAAATGATACATATGCATGGGTACCAATTGAGGACGGAACACTATGCAGAGGAAGCGAAGCAAAAGACACGCTAGGGAAAAGAATATACGAAAAGGACCATATAGAGTTTGATTGTAAATCAGTACAAGAGACTCCATTGGTAGCGGAAGTATATTATAGTACAGATAAATTTCAATGGCGATGCAAAGCAATCAATCATCAACAATCTGATGCGGTACTAGATTTTGATTTAGCATTTGTTATGAATAACGGAAATGCAAAAGTAATAGGAAATAAATTAGAGGGGTATGAGCATGAATGATAGATACAGGAATGTATGAAAAACACATGATCATATTATAAAGTGCCGAACAAAAGAAGCAAAAAAGGTATTTATACCATACTGGGGCTATGTGGTTACTCCCTCAGAAGAGCTACTAAAAGCAAGAATAAGAAAATGCATATATAAGCTAAATAAAGTAAGCAAAGTATTAGACCAATGGGCGAGGAGTTATTATGAAAACACCATGCAGGGGTTGCCAATTCAGAGAGGTAGGGTGTCACAGTAAATGTGAAAGCTACATACAATGGAGAGCAAAGCTAGATGAATATAACGAGCAGAAGAATATACAGGGCGATGCCTATAAATATGTTGGGGATAACGTAAGAACCATTAGGCACAGGATGAGAAAGCTAAAAGGGTATAGCTGCACTGTAAAAGATTAAGGAGAAAACATGCAAAGAAAATGTCATAGATGTGATAGGTTATATACACCTACAGACCATAGCACATGGTGTCCAGATTGTAGAGCAGGCAAACCAGTAAAGCCAAAGGAACAAATAGAGAAAGAGCATGAAGAACGGTTAGAGAAAGCATTTAAATACACAAGATACTGTGTACAGTGCGGAAAGAAATTTCATACTAATAAACAAAATAGAGTGCTTTGTGGTGATTGGGTGTGCGAAGATAAGCAACGATTTGAGCAACGAAAAGAAAACTACAAGAAAGGAAAACAAAAATGAGGATACTAAGCATTGGATTTGGGGATAAAAAGAAAGTAAAGTATGAGAAAGCAAATAATGCTGGTATTACTGAAACATATCAATTAAGTACGGAGGACGATTTCAGACAAGAGATATTAGAACCATATGTAAATGCAAGAGCATTAGTATTTGAAGTGTTTAAAGTATTTAAGCTATTTGAAGAAGAGTGGATGAAGATTAAATCCATTAGCTTTAAATGGCATAAAGAACTGCCTAGAGTTATCACAGAAGTGAAATATGTTTTATTGATTACAAACAAATACGGAGATGAATGTACAATTACTACGTCGTGGTTAGGGATAGGAGATGAAGCTCAAGATAAGCTAATTCCATTAGTAGAAGAAATAGAACTGTTTGTAAGAGGTGCAAGAGCGCAGGGGAAACTATGGGAAGAAGAATTGGAAGATGATGCGGTTGAGGGTGAAACATTTCACATCAATGATCTAGTACAAGAGGGAGAAGCGAATGATTAAAAACCAATTAATTTATGTAGCACATCCATTTGGCGGAGATAAAGCTAATAAGTATTCCATTGATACAATCATGGAAAACCTAGTAATGCTAGATAAGAACAATACATATCTATCACCTCTTCATAATTTCAGCATGTTGTACTTTGATAAACCGTATTCAAAAGGCTTAAAAATATGCTTAGACATGTTAAATAGATGTGATGCCTTAGTATTATGTGGGGACTGGGAAACATCTAAAGGATGCATTGGTGAATGGTCATTTGCAATAGCAAAAGGGATGCCAATATATACATGGAAAGAATGGACCGATAAATTAAAGGAACAGGGAGATAATAGCCGATGACAGGAAGGGAATATTTAAATCAGATACGTGATACTGATTTAAATATTAGATGTAAGGAGAGAGAAATATTTAGAATAAGACAAGATATTATGAGTTTACAAGCCATTGATTATAGTAGGGATAAAGTGAGTGGAGGGCAACCAATTACTATTGCAGATAAAGTAGCAAATCTTGATGCGGTTACAGATGAGATTATGAAAGAATGGAGTACATACCTACAAGAGAGAGAACGAGCAAGGTTTATGATCAATCAAATTCGCAGTACAAAACAAAGGACGGTATTAGTAGATAGGTACATTAATGGATGTACATGGGAAAAGGTAGCAGAACTAATTGATTGTTCAAGGCAGAATGTTCATAACTTGCATAAAAGAGCAATTAAAAATTTTGAGGAAATTTATAAAAAGGTTGCTATTATTTGACACTCAATATATGAGATACTGTATGTGGGCATGGATGAAGAGAACACTTTCAACAAGCATCCTAGAAAAACTACACACTATTAAGGACTACATCATACACAGGTCGCACAACACAGTATGATGCGGTCCTTTTTAGTTTATATGAGGGAATTGATGAAGCATAAAAGAATTACATCCAAGAAAACGATACAAGAAGTTCGCAAGACATATTGTGAAATATGCGGACAAAGAACGAATATAGAACCGCATCATATTAATACACGTGGCAGTGGTGGTGGAGATATTAAGGAAAACTTAATACAACTCTGTACACAATGTCATATCAATACACACAGTGGACAATATCCAACTAAAGATGATTGCTTAAATAAAGTAGCAGAGCGTGAAGGCATTACATACGATGAAGCATATGCAATTAATCGTAGAGCAATGGGGTACGACGTATAAAATGTAGTGGCCTAGAAAAAAAGGGGATATTTTAAAAAATGGCAAAAGAGTATTCTAAAAATTTCTATAATTCATATAGGTGGA